CTCTATTTGATCCTCTCCTAAGAAAGTTTTGATTTTGTTTAAGATTTCTGTTGATTTCATATTACTATAACGTGTTAAAATTTATATTTGCATTTTTATATATTAATGATTTTTTTTGCATCTGCTGAATTTTTACGAACTGTGTTAATCGTATCTTCTATGTCATCTACAATCTTAACAACATTCACATCTATTCCTGCATCTTTTGGTTGTATGCCTAATTCTTTTGCAGCTTTTGCAACATCTTCAGCAAGTTCTTGTATAAGTTTTACATCATCTTCTAAATCATCTGAAAATGATTCTGCCCTCCTATATGAATCTTCTAATTTGCTTCTTAATTTTCCAAAATCAGACAGATCGTTTACAAACTCTTGTGCTGCTTTATTTAAGGTTTTACTACCACTTGTAAGTCTATCTGCAACCTTGTTAAAATCTTGCACTGCACCTAACTCTACCTTTTCTGTAGATAGTTCTGTAACTTGTGCTACATAGTTCATCGCTTTTTTTCTCATAACTTATATTTTACCGATTCCTTGATTTATTATATTACCCTTACAGCACTTTACTGAATAGGTTTCATCTTTACATAAACAACCTCTACGCCCTCCTCTTGGACTTGTCTTACTTGGTGTTTCAAATTTTTTCATATTACCTTAAAAGTTTTTTAGCTTTCTGTAATTGTTTCTCTCCGTATGCTACTGCATCTAATGCTTCTTTGTATTTTGGTATGTCGTTAGGACTAACACCTAATTCTTTTGCTGCTGCTTCTACTTTTTTTAAACCATCTTTCACTTCATTCATATCTTCTTCTAAAAAATTTATATCACCTTTAATAGCTTTTTGTAATTCGTTAAATTCTTTTTCATCAATATCTATGTTTTTTCCAAACTCTCTTATACCTTTAACAAATCTTAAGGCATCATCAATCAAACCTAACTCTACTCTTTCTTTGCTAAATAGCATTTTACTTATTCTTTTACTCATCTTCCTTGACCTTTATAGGGTTTTTTATATTTGTTTTGTCCTACACTCGCATTTTTGCTATGTGGATGTGATTTTCTTTTTGGTTTAACGTAAACACTAATTACATTTCTTGCCATTACTTAATAGGAATACAATTAGGAACTAATCTTCCGTTCTTCATTTTCATTCCGTATTGCTCGTATCCTGCTTGACAAGGTTTCTTCAAGTCAATAAGATCAAGCTCTTTTAGTTTTGCCTCTGCCCATCTTTTAGCAGCTTTACCACCCCATAAAAGATATGAGATAGTACCACACGCTTTAGAATCTCCCTCATCGTAATATTCTTCTGCTCTACTCAAATAAGAGTACATTCTCTTAATAGTTTCTATGGAAATAGGTTTACCACCTGCTAATTGTGTAGCTCTTATCTTTCCTACTTGTGTAGCGCATTTATTGTTTACTTTTTCGTTAAGCTCTAAGCCTCTCTTAGCGTTGTTTTTTACTCCGTCAGGATAATCGCTATATGATTCGAGTTCTTGTCTCTTACCACCCTTTAAACGCTTGTCCTCTTTTATTATAGACCTTATTACAGACAACATTTCTGTTGCTTCTTCTTCTTCAAAGTCGTTTACAGGCTCTTTAGGTCTTTCCATTTTGTCAGCAAAGTAACCCTCTATACTAAAACCTTTAACCTTGCCTGTTTTGACAAAGTTGTTCCATATCTCATCGTTGTTTACTTTAACAGCACCCATCCAAGTACCTACAGGAACATTTAAACCATACTTACGAGATTTATCGTGTACCTCATCTTCTACTAACCAAGATTCTACTAATGTTAGTCCGTTTATCGTATGTTGGTGTTCTAATGTAGCTTTTGATTGGTTTCCGTTCATTAAGTAAAGCTGTGATGCTTTTTCTACAGTTTCTTTTGAGAAATATATATAATATTCTTCTTCGCCTTTTCTACGATAGATAGGTTTGTTAGGAATTAGTAAAGCACCCATTAAGATACGCTTATCGTTGTCTACCTCAGCAAGTTTTATTTCTTCGCTTTTAAGTGCGATAAAATCTTCTTCTATAGCAGGATTCTCAACTACTGAAATAGCTTCTATTCCTGTTAACTCATCATCTCCTAAAATTAATTCAACGATTCTCATATATGTATAACGTATTAATTTATTTTTTTGTTTATCCTAAACTTGCACTTGTTACAATATTTCTATCTAACTCTTGCGCTGTACTTACATCTCCTGAAACTACAAAAGCTCTTGGTGGAGGTTGATTGCCTAATAAGTCTGCTAATTGATTAGTACCACTCGTACCTACTGTACTAAATTGTGGAGGTAATGATGGTGTAGTTGTCGCAGGGATGCTTGGTGTAGAGTCTCCCCCTGTTGTTCTTGCTCCTAATGATGCAGGTGGATTTGGAGGCTTAGAAGCTGTTATTTGTTTTACGTTTGCAATACCTGCTGATATTACTGCTGCTGCACCTATAAATCCAAATATACCTCCTTGTGCTAAGGCTTTGTTTGCACCTGCATAAGTATCTTGAATTGCTTGTACTATTGCTATAGCTTTGCCAAATTTACTATTAGCACCTACTATTGATGCTATATTAGATAATGCACCTTTTATATTAGCAGCTTTCTGTTCTTGTATTCTTTTATTATCTGCTAATGATTTTTCTGCAAGGTCTTTTTCGTTTTGTGCTGTTTCTTTTAACAAGTCCTGTCTTTCTCTTTCTAAAGAGTTTATGTTTGTTAGTTGTTCTGATCTAAACCCTGCAACTTGTGCTTGTACTCCTGCTAATTCATTTTCTGCATTAATTAATTCTACTTGTAATGCTATATTGTCTTTGTTTTTAGCTAACTCCCTTTCTGCTGCATCAACTTTTAGTTGTGCATTTTTTAACATTTCTTTTTCTTGTTGGTCGAGTATCTCTCCCAATCTTGTATTAGCTTCTATTCTTTCTTCAATAGTTTTACTTTCGTCATCTCTTATTTGTCTTTGTTTCTCTGCTTGTAAATCAAATTTTTCTATTAAACCTTGTTGTAAAGCATCTGCTAATTGTACTTCGTTGTTTAGATTGATTGTTTCTGTTGCTGCATCTACTGTAGATTTGACATATCCCTTTATTGCGCCTGTTGCTTTTGTAACTGTTTCGACTGATTTATTAAAAGTATCATCTACTCCTGTTAAAACATCTAAAGATTCCTTACCTGCATTTTTAACATCTTCTAAAGCTCCTGCAAAGTCTCCACTAAATACTTTCTTAACTGCACTTGCTAAAAAACCTAAGGTGTCTAAATAAGACTCAAACCTTTCTTGTATGTTCCTTTTAAATGCATTTGCAAATTCTATAAGTGATTCTTTTGGATTTTCAAATATGTCTGTAAAGAAACTTGTTATAGTTCCTACATTGTTTTCTAAAAACCTAAAGAAGTCGTTAAATGCAATAGACAAACTTTCAAACGCAATATTGAAAGCATCTGTTACTTTTTGATTTTGCTCGAACACTTCTTTTAGTTTAGTAAACGCTGCAAGTAAAAGACCAATACCTATAGCTTTAAGAGTTGTGCCTATCTTTTTTACACCTTTAGCTGTCTCTTGTGTCGCTTTCTCTACACCCTCAAAACCATCAGCAGTTTTATCTACGTTTTTGTTAAGGGTTTTTATTTCTTTATTTATTCCCTCAACATCTTTTTCTATCTTGTCGGTCTTTGCCTTTAATTCTATTATTACTTCTTTTGCCATTCTTTTAATACTTTAAATGTTTCCTTAAATGATTCAGGGTATTTGTATTTACCCTTAGCTATTTTTATGTTTTCTGTTTCGCCTTTTGCATAAGGCAATAAGTCTAATATATTTTTTATCATTATGTTAATACGCTATTTGTGTAAGCTACTTTTTTTACGATTAGTTCTAATTGTGATTTGCCTGTTGTTATATCTGTCTGTATTGCGTTGATGTAATACTCTTGTGCATTAATAACTATTATATCGTTTACACTATAATTTAAAACAAAACTTACAGGTAGATTAGCCGAAACTTTTATTATCCTACCATTTTGATTAAATGTCTGTACAATATATTGCTCATAAAATCTACTAAACAAACTATTAGTGTTTACGTCTCCGTTAAACTCATCATATTCTGCTCCAAAGTTTAGCGTGTGGTTTTGATCACTTGATACGTTTGATGGTGCATTATAAGCGTTTAAGTTTAAAGATGTTACTTGATAACTACTCGAGTCTACAACTCTATTAAAAAATATATAAGGTTTACCTAACGTTGTTTTACCTGCATCATCTACCCACCAACCAATAATGTTTCCTGTTGTAACACCTGCACTTGTTTGTTGATTGATTAACACGCTTCTTTCAAAAGGCACTTCTTGGTTAAATGCCTGACCATCATACTTTTCAGGTGCAGAATAGTTTAGGTCTCCAAACACTTGACTGAATTGATTAACGAATCTTAAACTTGTTTGTGTAACAGGATCACTATATTTAAAATTTACTCTATTATAAGGCACAGGTCTGTCTATTGTGCTTTGACTAATATCAATGTACTCGGTTATATCTCTTGAAGTACCAAGTGACATATAATCATCAAAGGTTTGAACGTAGATTGTGCTACTACCTTTTTTTGTGTAAGCAACTAAATTAAACATCTTGAACAATCCTGTTATAAAGTCTAAAACTTTCATCTTAGGTATATAGTCTTGTATGTAAATATTTGGAGATAAACTAAATGCAGAGTTGCTATAGTTGTGTATGGTTGTAGCATCTTTTGTAATTACTAACCCTGATGATAATGCGCCAAAGTTTACACCTACTTGACAATTAATTCTAAACTCTATATCGTATGTTCTCTGATTAAGATTACCACTTGTAAGATTCATTAAAGGTACTGATGTGTTTGTGCTACTATTAAATGACACATTTTCTCTATAAAACAATAGTTCGTTTGTTGGCTTGTCTTTAATTATAATTTCTCCTGTATTGTTTGATGTAGCAGGATCAAGCACTAATCTTATTGTATATGATTCTCCTTTATTGACTACTAACTTGTTTGCTGTTAATACATCTCCACTTCCTGAGCTATATGTAAAATCTGCAAATGTTAACTTCTTAGATTTAGTTTCTACATCTACACCAAAAGTAGGTGGGTCTGTTTCAGGTAAAGATATAGGAGACTTTTCTCTATGTAACCACATATACAATTCATCAAACATATCGCTACCAAAAAATGTTTTTATACTTCCCTCATCTGCCATATTAAATGTAATGCTATATTGAGTTTGTATGGCTTCTATGATTCTCTTTAGTTTTATAGCAGGTTTAAGATCAGTTTTCAACACAGGAAAGTTTACATTGTGTAATTGGTTTGTGCTACCTGTATCGTAAGTGTAAAAGTTTTCTAAAAGTATTAAAGGAACAACTATATTTCTGTTAGATGTATTTGTTGCGTCTACACCTGTACTTTGTAAGCCTACTTTAAATGCTTGTAAAAAATCACTATTTGTATAGCTTATATCGTATGTTGTTAAAGGATTAAGAGAATTTAAGTCCTCATCTCCAAATATATCTTTAATATCACTTGGTTTACCAAAAAACACAACTTTATAAGTATGTGGCAAATTATCTTTCATACTCACTCCCTCTAATCTTATTTGTCCTGATCTAAAAGGAACGTGGTTTATTTCGATTCTTGCATCTACTCTAAATCTTGCATCAAAGCCGTTTTGTATGTCAAAGTTGTAATAGTGTTTAAATAGCTTGTTGTTTACTTGTGAAGCAGGTAAGTTAAACTGCTTAGAGAAAGGTGTAAAAACTTTACTTATGTCCGAAACATTCTGTATTGAATCTGTGATACTAATGCTTTCATCTTGGAATAAATCAACTCGAGTATCTTGTATATATAATTGTACTTCACGCCTCATACTATATTATTGATAATATCGTTAGCATCTTCTACCTCTAATGTGTATTGTATTAGTCTGTCGTTTAGTGATGTCTTTTTAGTAAGAGAGCTTGTTACAACCGTTACAGGGTGTAATACGTTACCCTGAAATATCCACACATACTCACTTAGCATAATATCTTCTATAACAGAATTGTAAGCCTCAGCAATGTAATCTGTGTTTAACGTAAAACGCTTTCTACCATTTTTATTAAAAGTTTGTGTCTGATGGATTTTAGCATCATAGTTAGATGAAGAATAATTGAATATGTTTCTTTTAAATGTTTCACTTTTAGTATTTACGCTTTCTACTGACTTTAAGAAAAAGTAGAAGTCTTGTGGTGCGCCTTTGTGGTTTATAAACCTCATTTGTATAGGAGAATACTTAGCACTACATACTCTTTGTATTGTCCAAGTATAATTACCTGATGCTGAGGTAACGCTTGTTGCTGAGGTGCTTATAGTAGTTTTAGAAGTTGAGCCTGAGTTCATATCCCAAGCAAACGAAGCTGTATTATCAGGTAAGTAAATAATTCTTGAATTTCCTGTGTTTGTTAATTCCTCATCATCTCCATCAATCTCCTGATTTACACCACTCCAAAATTCACTATATCCATAAAAACCTGTGTGTGTTACTGCACTTTGAGCTGTGCCTGTGCCTCCTCCATCAACTGCTGTATAAGTTGTAATTACATAAGATATAGCAACTGTATCAAATGTTGATCCTGTACCTCCACCATAACCTGAGCTATAATAATCTTTAGCTAATGTAGCTATTTCAAATACTGTTCTATTACTTGTTGCGTTCTTAAGTATTGTGTATCTAAGCGTACCATCTATAGTTAATGCTATTTGTGCAGATAAATGACCTGCTGTTGTAATCGTTACAAAGTACGGACTTCTTAATAATATGTTTGCCATTATATTGAGTTTTCTATATCAATTCCAAATTTCTTTTGTAGCTCCTTAGGTAATCTTTCAAAACCTGTTTCAAATGGTTTAGTAAAAAACATACTTGGTTTTATCCCATACATAAACACACTTCTTGCTATTAAATATTGCATACTCTTTCTTGGTATGAATCTACCTTTCTTATCTCTTGTACCTTTTAGTCCTTTACGAATTACCCACTCGCTAAAAGATTTAGATGGAGGCATTTTAGATTTATAACTAAAGGGTGTGTTGTATTTTGTTTTCTTACCACTTACACCTTGATCTTGAAACTGACCATAGTCCTCCATTTCAAATATTACACTAATAGAATCTTTACTTACATTTATATTGTAGTCTAAACTATTATAGAGCTTCTTTGAGCTATTCTTTTTGCTTTTTGTTAAATTAGTTCTTGCTTGTTTAATAACATACTTAGCAAAGTTGTTTAAAGCGTTTCTTGTTTCTTTTAACTGCATACGTTTATATCATTTGCTATTAATACATTAAACGTACAAGCAACCCCTGCCATTTGATTCTCAAACCTTTCATAAAAGAACTCACAAGAAGCATCTCCATCCATTTGGTATTTATCTCTATATAAATCGCCTTTGCTTAGTAACCCTACTAATTTATTGACTACAGCTAATTGTGTGTTTATAATATCTTGCTCGTTGTTGTTGCCTACAAATATATCTGTTACCTCATCCTTAGATTGATCTACTATATCCATAGACATAACTGTTATGTTAAAGTTGAGGACTTGTTCTTGTATGGTTACGTTGTTTACTATTATATGACTTAAAGGAAAGATTGTTTGTTTAGATAAGTCTATGTCGAATATGTCGCCTGTTGTTACTGTGTTGACATTCTCATCTGTTAAGAGATTGGTCTTAATAGTTTGTGTGATTTGGTAATAGCCTCTTACTCCTTGATTGCTCATCTATTGAATTTACTTTTTATATTCTTTGATTCTACCTCTGCTTTTTCTTTCATAAAACTTAAAGCATAAAGACAGGTATGTATGTTTAGTTTAGTGATATCCTCAAATCTTCTAATATCTCCTTGAGAGAGTCCGAAAAGTGATTGATACCATCCCCATTTTCTTCCGAAGTTAGATACTGAGCTAAGTTGATTTCCTTGTTGTCCTCCAAAGAGTTCAGCATAGTTTTCGACAAGTCCATCCCTAAATTGTAAAAAAAAAGTATCGAACTAAGTACGGCATCCATTGGCATCCCTTTCATTTTCTCAGGATCATCTCCTGTATAATCTTCTATTAGATATTTGTCTTGATACTTTTGTTTAATAGGTCTGTATAAAACATTCATAGCTCTGTGTATGTTGTCCATATCTCCTATGTAGGTATCTAAGTCAATATACTCTCCAAAGCTCATATCTTCTAACTTAGGTATAAAGCCATAAGTCATACCATTCATCTTAAACTCTTTTACAAGCTGAGGTTTCTCATTAAACATTTGTGTAAGTATAAGTGTTATGTCTTTGATGCTTTTAGCTTTCATCGCCATTATTGTATCGCCTCTTAGTCCACAAAATATTTCTATCATTTTAATAGCTAAGAAGTTCTCATCTGTGTTGTTCTCTTGTATCTTAATATACCTTTGATATTTATCTAAAGTAATCTCGCTAAGAGTATCAGGAATATAAACCTCTACTTTCATATATATATAACGTAAAAAATAAAACTTTTAGAAACTATCTAATTGCATACTTACCTCTATTAGGATTCTTTAGCTGAAAGGTTACAGCGTATCTTACTGCATCTATTAAATGATTAAAGTTATCTATAGGTGTGTTAGACTTTCTTTCTAACCAAGAGTAGTTGTTTAGCTCTTTGATGAGGTTTATACTATCCTCGCTTATTATTAGATCATAGTCTTGTAAGAGTGATATTCCGTAGGTTACACTACCTTGACCTTTTACGCTTGGCTTTACATTACAGCCTTTTGCTCGTATCTCACTTATTAGTCGAGGCTCTGCACTATCAGCTATAATTAACCCTCCTTTTGCGTGTTGTTGATTTAAGCGTGTTATATCGCTTGTTGTAAGGCTTGGTAGGTAATAACACTCTTTGAGGTATATTCGTTTGTTAGAAGTGTCTATATTGGTTTCTATGAGGGTTGACGGATCATTAGAGAATCCGTAGTCTTGACCCCACACACTTACACCTATTCTTTTAAATTGTCCTATCTTCCAATTATTAAATATAACACCCTCAGCTTTATCTAACCATCCACCCATTATAGCGTGTTTGTATTTTAATGGTCTCCTTATTTTTAAATCGTCTATTTGCTTTAAGAATGATTTACTTAGGTTTTCTAAGTTGTCTTGGTAGGTAGTGTGTATGTAGGTTGTGTTGTCTTTCTCTGTATTAGTTCCCTCTTGTATTCCTTTATCTTCAAAAAATCTTTGATATATCCAATGCTCTTTAGTTGTAGGGTTAAGGATTAATATAATTCTGTTTTGGTTTTTAGTTTCTCTTATTGTTAGGTCTATCTTATCAAACGTACCCTCGTCTGTTAATTCCTCTGCCTCATCTAACACCCAAGTAGTTACACCTGTAATAGATTTAAGGTTTGCTGTCTGATCTCCTGATGAGGTTTTAATACCTTTAAATACTATCTTGCTTCCTGACTTTAAATTAATAATCTCATCTTTAGTTATGTGGAAGTCATCAAACTTATCTAACAGCTCTATCTTTTCTATAAATTCAGGTATGATTGAAACATAAGCTGAGGTTAATGTATAACGAGTAAATAGTATTGTGTGGTTTGCTTCGTATGTTAGTAACACAAGCATTAAGTTTACAGAGAATGATTTACCTGATGCTCTACCTCCTGTGATTATGTAATACCTTGTGTCGTTAGCTAACTTTTGGTATTTAGGGTTTATGTCTATCACTTAAATCTTATTAAGTCTTTAAAGCTAATGTTAAGACCCTCTGATGAGTTTATGTCTATCTTTTCTTTTGGCTTTCCGTATCTATAGTTAAAGTAGATTTGTATTGCTCGTATGTCGCCTTTAGCTATTAGTTCTCCTAATTTCTTTAAAGCTATTTCGTTGTCAATTACATTGTCTAATTTCTCAACTAACTTTAGCTCATCTGCTTTAGGTTTTCTACCTGCGCCTAATCTTCTACCTCCTCTGTTCTCTAATTTGTACATTTTGAAAAACTTTGATTAATCAAATATATAACGTTACTTTTCTTCTTTTTTGTCAAGCTGTTGTTTTATTACCTCTACACTCATATAGATTTGGCTTACTATATTCTCTAATCTTTTTATTCTTTGTATTGTTGTGTATTTCTTTTGTTTCAAAATAATTCTGTTTGATTTGTATCTTGTTTTGTCATTATCCCCATAGCTGTATCTAATATAGTTTTTCCTGCTTCATAATCTACAAGGTTTCTTGCTATCTTATATCTTAACTGTTTGCCTTTGTATTTTGTAAAATCATAATCGTGAAATTGAGACAGTGCTTTAACTAAACCTTTAGTTCTTGATAAATCAGGGTTTTTTCTTTCAGTTAAAACTTTTGGTAAATTAAAGTTGCACCAATATAAATGTCTATGTCTTTTTTGTGCAGGTATTAAAGGCTCGTAAAAAGGTATAACATTTTCTACGACATATTTACCATTAAAGTAATTATCTAAAAATATAATCTCTTGGTATAGTTTCATATCAGGATATTTCATTTTCCGTTTTGTTTTCATAGATAAATTAAATCTTGAATGTGTAGGACAAGGAGGAGAACTCCATATAAAATTAAACTCTTTATAATGGTCTAACAAGTATTGGTGTGCATCTGCTACTATTACCTTGTCTTTTGGGAATCTTTCTTGGTATAATCTTGCTAATTCTTCATCCCATTCTACAGCAGTAATATCGTGGTTATCTCCCCACTTATATCTATTACCTCCCAAACAAGCATAAAGATTTAGTATTTTCATTCTGTACCTGAGATTATTTGATCGTGTGGTAGTCTGTTTCTATTGTATTGGTCTATGTACCATTGTTCGTCTCTGTCTCCCTCTATTTCTTTTTGTAAGTGTGCTAATGCTCTCCAAGCTATTTTTGCAGAGTGTCTTACTCCGTCTATATCGTGCATACCGTTTTCCATTAGGTGTCGCATAAGTGCATCAAGATCATCTGAGCTTTTTTCTCTGTCCCAATGTATCTCCTCGTCAGGGTGGTGTTGTTTACTTCCTATGTAGCTTACTCTTGCTACTTCGCATAGTGCATCAGGGAAATACTTTATTAGTCCTTTATACAAGGGTATCTCTTTTCTCTTTTGTTTGTTCT